CCCTGTGCCTCCTTGAACATCTCGGCTTGGAGCGTACAGGCGCGGTCCCACGAGGGCTGCCGTGAGCCGGTGGCGTCGAGGGCGAAGACCAGGCGGCCGTGCCGGGCGGGCGCCGCCTTGGCGATCTCGGCTAGGAAGCTATCGACATCGGTCGGCGCCGGCGCGCTGCCGGGGCGGGTGGTGGGCTGGTCGGTCATTGGTCGATCTCCGGTACTCGCAGCCAGGAACTGCGATCATTGGCGAAAACGAGACCGTCCTCCCGAAGGCGTTGGAGCAAACGGCCTAGCGCTTTGTACGAACGGCGGTTGTGCTCAAAGCCATTCTTCCGCCACCACTTGCAACCGGGTAAGGCGGCCTCGATCGCCAAGACGAGCTCCGGATGGTTGCGGGTCTCGCACATGATCAGCACCCTATCGAAGAGCCTGTTTCCGAACACTTCTCGAAGCGCGGCCACGAAGGCGAGCTGCTCAGCGTGGGGTTTGTAGGGGTTTTCGAGTTCGCGCTTACTCTCTATAGTATTTGTCATCCCTGACATTCTCCCGCATTAGTAAGTGGAAAGTCATAAACCCCACCTAACCCCACCTGATGACGGGAGAGAAGTGGACTTAGGTGGGGTTGAAGCAGCTAGCCTCGACAAACTGTCACCTAGACTCGCTTCAACGTCCACAGCGGATAGCCTTGGTTGCTCCCCGCGCGCACGAGCTTAAGTTTGCCGACGATCTTGCCCTCATTCTTCCGCAACCACCGGCCCAGGCGTTCGTTGTTCACCATGGGGCCCGACTTGTTAGCCGCGACCGCCATCAATGCCGTATGAAGCTCGTTATCGATGAGCCCGGCATTGATGATCTGCTGCACGGTCCATTCCCTCCTGATCCCGGCGCTGAGATGCGTTTCCCAGTGCTTCACCACCGCCTCGAACTCCAGGTGATAGGGGTCGCGCGCGTGTACCGCGATCAACGAGCCGCAGGGATCGTCCCTCCCTAGCCAGATCAGCGCCCCGCGCACCCGCCGTGACCAATCCTCGAACCCGCCCATGGGATCAGCCGGTTGCGGTTCACCAGCGACATGCCAGGCCCGCAACACCGTGAGGGCGGCGACAACCAATTGCTCCCGCTCGCGATGAACGTCCTCGATCACGTCGAAATCGAAATGCCGCGCTCCAGGGCGTTCACAACCAGCATCCAACAAGCACAACACGGTGCGCTCGGTCAGATCATTGGCGATCGTCAGATTATTGCCAGTGGCGTAGAACGCCGCGTTGACCATGACCTCGACCTGCTTACTGTGGCCGAGCATGCGAATAACCAGCCGTTGCTGCGTGAGCATCTGGCTCAGATGGTTGCTGACAAGCTCGCGATCACAATTATCGATGCTGATGATGGGATCGGCGGCGATCAGCGCGGTATCGAGGCGCTTGTCGAGTTCCTCCTCCTTGCTTCCCTGCGCGATCACCGGCGCGAGCTGCCCCGTCGCCAGCAGCGAAGCGATGTCGACCAGCAGCGACTTCCCGGTGCGCGGGGCCGGCGCCGTGAACGCGTGCAGCGGCGCGGTCATCATGGCGCGCCGGTCAAGCGCGGTTAGGAACGCGGACAGCGCGACCGAATGGTCGACCTTGCTCACGAACGGGAATGCCCGGATCAGCGTTTCCAGATACCTCAATGCCTCCAAGGCATCGTCTCGCGTAGGCTGCAAGGGAATGGCTGGGAAGATCCGCCCGTTCGGCTCGAATAAAAGCTGACTGGCCGCGTCATATCCCGGCTGTTCGCAGAGCGAACCATCGGCGCGCAGGAACGGCGTATTGGCGACGCCGGCCAAGACCGGCAGTTGCCAGTGCCCAGAACGCGCGAGATAGGTGTCGGCGAGCTTCTCCGGGCAGTCCTTCGGGACGAACCGACGCGCGCGCGCATCCCACTTCTCGAAGTCCGCCGCGCGCATCATGGTCTCGACCATGAACAGGTTCACGACCGGGACCAGGGTCCACCCGAACGTCCGGCGACCATTGGCAGCCCTGAGCTTGGAGAGGATCGGGCGGACGATCAGGCTGCCGCGCTGGTAGAGACCGAGCCCGCCGGCCGCGATCAGCGCCGCCTCGGTCTCGTCGACGTTCTTTATCAGCTCGCCCGACTCCAAGCGTATCTGGCGCCGCGGCTGCAATTGCGGCTGCGCCGGTCCCGGTGATGCCCCCGGCGACGGCGGTGACGCCCCCGGCGGTGGCGGAGGAGGCGACGACGGAGGTGAAATCGTCGGTCCGCCCGGCCGCGTGCGCGGCTGCTGGATTCCAGCCTCGCGCCCGCTCTCAATGGTGCGCCATGCGGCCATCGCGCCGTCGTCGGCGATGAGCCCGCAATCGCCCGCCGCCTTGAGCAGTCGATCCCATACTTCCCGCTCGTCGAGGGCGCCGCCGGCGACGATCTGGAACAGGTTGAACGCGGCCCTATTGAGCGCATCGTTGCGCTTTCCCGGCTGCGTAGCGGCGACCGTGTCGCACTCGTCACTCAGCGCCTTGGCGGCCCATGCTTTGACGCGCCGCAGCCCCCGCGTCTCGAAGCGGACCAGTTCGACGAGCCAGTCAGGCGCATAGATCGCCTTGCCGGTATCGGTGCCCTTATCCCACTGATACACTGCGCCGGTGGCGGTACGGCTCGGCGGTAGGCATGCATAGCCACCATCACCGCGCACGTCGATGCCGTCGGCGACCTTGCCGGCGCTGTTGCGAATATCGATGCCATTAGGCCAGACGAAGAACCGGTGCCGGCCACCGCGCGGCGTAATGCTGGTCAGCGTTCCCGGCAGCGGCCCATACCGCGCGACCAGCTTTGCCAGCTCTGCCTCGCCGTCCTTGTTCTTAGCGGGGTCCTGATCGGTGTCGAACATCCACATGCCGCTCGCCGGTCCCATGGGGACGCCGATCATGGCGTTGGGCCACCGCGTCCACCATGTCTGGATCTGCGTTTCGTCCGTGGTCGCGTCCTTAAAACCGTTCGCGGTGAGCGGCTTCTTGTCGAGTGGGCTACATGGAAAGACCGGGATTCCCTGCCGCGCGTACCAAAGCGCGGCCTCGAGCATGTTGGGCGACGATGGATCATCCTGCGCGCGGTCTTGCATGCTCATGTGATCTTTCCCCCGAGCTTGAGAAACAGCGAACGTAAGTACTCCTGCTGCTTTGATGTGAGCATTGGCCAGTGCTCGCGACGCTCAAGGCGCGAAACCATGTCGTCGATAAACTCGTGATGCCGATCGGGGAGTTGGTGCTTCTCACGCTGCACGAACAGCGCGATTTCAAAATCGCCAAGCGCTACGTTAGTTTGCGGTTGAGCAGGCGTAGTCATGTGATCTTTCCCCCCAGTTTCAAAAACAGCGAATGGAGATACTTGTGCTGGCGTGGTGATGGGTCATGATTCCACACCGTCCGCGAGGCCATGTCGTCGACGAACTGGTGATGCTGCGCCGGCAGCCGCTGCTTCTCGCGCTGCACATAAAGCGCGACCGCCTTCCATTCATCCGACCCATCGGTGCTGCTAAATCCGGCGGTGTTGAACGAGACTCGCTTCTCAGCCGCGCGCACACCCTCGGCGTAGCCGTCCTTGCGCGCCTCCTCGATCGCGGCGCGAATCTGCTTTTTCTGATCCTCGTTCAGGCCGCTCGGCTTCTCGAGGCGGGCGGCGATCTCGTGCAGATCGATGCCCTTTGCGTTCAGCAGCATGCGCTGCGCGCCCGCTGCCCCGGCGTTGCGTTCGCCTTCGTTAGTTGACAGCAGCATACGGAAGCAGGCTGCAAGCCTGCCCACGAAGGCGTCGAACGGATTGCGTGCGGCCGCGCTCATACCTTCAACCACTCCGCGATGATCTTCACGTTGCGGGCGATGTGATCGGGAACGTTCTCACCGCGATCGAGATACATGACGATCTCGGCGATGGCCTCCAGCGGAATGGAGGCAGCGAGAGCCCTCTCCCACATCTCGGATCGGCCATATAGCTCGGCCTCCAGTTCGCGCAGGAAATCAGCCATGTCTCTTTTCCCTCATTGCATTCGCTCTGGCGCGGGAGAAATCTTGGCGAGTTGCTTCGCCGCCGCGCATTCGCTGGGGCTCTTGGCGCCGCAGCCAGGCTTGAACGGGCACGACCATGGCTTGTCCCAGTCTTCCCGGTCGATTTCATAGATGCAGTCGAAGCCGACGAGATCGGGGTCGAGGCCGGCAAGCTCTTCGGACCTGTTCATGCCAGCTCCCAGCAGCGTTTCCGGTATGGGCACATACGGCAGCGGAAATCCTCCGGGTCGTCGAACGCTCGCGGCAACAGTTCGCTCGTGCGCGTAGCTGCGATGATATTGGCCGCGCGATCCGAATAGAATTGTGCAAGCTCAGCGTCGAACGGGACGAGAAAGAACAACAGCTGACAGTCATCGGCGTTCACCGCGATGAATAGCGCGGGATTTGTGATGTCGAGGTACGCCTGATAGAGCGCGACCTGTGCCGCGTACTGCGGGAAAGTCTTGCGCAAACCGTCACGCTCGAGCGCCCGCCAATTCTTGGCGTTGAGCGCCTTCACCTCAAGGATCGCGGGATAGGCGAAATACGGTTTCGGTCCAGCGATGATGATGCCGTCTGCGTGTCCGCGCAGCGCTCCACCGACGGCGGAAAAGGCGAGCGCCTCCTCGGCCGCGAACTTAAAGCCGATCGCCTTCAGGCACTCCTTCACCCTCCCCTCGAAGTAGTGTCCGCGATCGAAGATCGCGCGCACCCGGGCGGGATGCTCTGATTTTATCCACCAAGTAAACTGGACCCTTCGCGCGCACTCGTAGCCGGCAATCGACACGCCGAGATAGGGCCGCGGCTGCTCCGCGGTCGCCATGGCGACGCGCTCGATCTCGGCATTCAACGCGCTGTTGATCGGGTCGAGCGACAAACTCGCTTTATTGAGGTTCAGCAACAAGACTGCACTCTTTCAAAACGTCGGGACCTCGTCGTTGAACTCGGTTGGGTCCATAAGCGGATTGCCTGCCGCGGCGTTAACCTGTCGCGCGATCTGGCTCGCGCCCGCGTTCCGCGTCACGCCTTTGTCGCTCATGTCGCGTGCGATCTGGGCCTTACGGATCAACCGCATCGCGATGAGCAGGAACTCGGTCACGATCTCGCGCGGCCACGCACTGATCGGCTTCGACCAATCGACCTTGCCGGAGCAGGCATCAGCTAGCTCGGGTAAGACCGCCATCACGGCGCCTGCGTCCCACGGTGTGGGATCGAGTGCGGTCATGCGGATAGTGCGTTCGGTGTCGAGCTGTTCGGAGGTTGCCTGTTCAGCGCGCTTGCCGATCCAGGCGAATAACATCGCGGCCAAAATCCACCCCCACTCTGTGTCGCTCAATCTTCCGATCGGTGTAAGAGGCGGAATGGGGCCGCCAACCTGAACGACCCCTTTCGCGCTAGCGATAGCGGCGGCGGTTGCGTCGCGCTGCCACTGGTCTTCGATGGCGGAGAGCGACACCTCTCCGATGCTGCGGACCTTCTTCATCGCTCAGGCCCAATCCGGGCGCTGCACAACCGCGGAGGAAGCGCCGCCGCCATTGCCCGCCTGCGGGGCCCCATCGAAGGGCGGCGGCTGCTCGATCGCCTTCCAATCCGACATCCCGCGCGTGACCACCGCGGCGACGTTGTTCTTGTCGGGCCAGGACTCGCCGGTGGGTTGGTTGGAGCCGTCGAGCTTGGGCTTGCCCTTCTCGACGCCGAGCTTAACCATGAAGGTCGCACCCTCGAAGTCCTTGAGCTCGACCGTGCGCTTGGCGCGCGCTTCCGCCGACATGTCGTTCGGCTCGAGCCCGCGCGTGGCGTCGAGGATCGCCTTGAGCGTGGAGCGCGAGATCTCCGCCGCCTGCTGCTGGCCGGCGCTGGTGCCTTCCAGAATCCAGTATTCCCAGATCTTCCGCCCCTTGAACTCGCCGTCGATGACGGTGAGTTCGGCATCGATCATCTCGCAGTCGCCCTTGGCCGAGCGCTTGAGTATGCCGTCCTCGCCAGCACCGCCGGGGCGGAGGTGGAGCGAGACCGTCACGACGGAGCCCGCTGGCATGATCGTGAACTCGCGCGCGGGCTGCGCGGTAGAATAGTCATAGGGCATTGGGGACTCCTCTTACTCAGCGGCCGCTTTGACCGGGGCGACCATGACCGGATCCGTGGTGATTTTCGCGATGAGCTTGCCGAGGTGTGGCGGCTCGACCTGCTGGAGCCGGCCGGAACGGTCCTTGGCGGGATAGCTCCAAGCGTTCGGCGAGGTGCATACGAAGCCGCGCGTCGGCGACTTGCCGTCGCCGAAGTTCAGGAACTCATAGATGATGAACTCGTCGACGACGGCGCCGATCTCGCGCGGGACCTTGGCGCCTTCCGCTTGAAGCTCGTAGCCGGTAAATCGATTGAGTTCGTCGGTTACCCGCTCGAGGATGCCTGTGTAAACGACGTGCGTGTTGCGCGCGCGCTGCATCTGAAAAAGCCAGGCCAACATCTCGCGCGCGTGCAGGCCGTAGGCCGCGCGGGTGTCCTTGGTGCCATTGCGTGCAAAGCATTCCGGTTGCTGCTCGCTCCAACTGTATGAGAGCCGGCTCAACGCGGTGAGGCCATCAACGAAGACCACCCGATAACGCTCAAGGTTTTCGAGCGCTCCGCCGACCGCGCTGTGATGCGCCGATGAATAGGTATGCGTGGCCGCGTAGCCCGGGTGCGGACCACCGATCCGACATGCGAGATCACGCGCCGCCGGCCAGTCGTCGATCTGCACGGTGTCGATCTTGAGATCCTGTATGGCCAGATCGCCGTGATCGATATCGACGAACAGCACGCTCGCCGGCTCGTCGATGGTGCGCGCAAGCGTGGTCTTGCCCACACCGGTCGGGCCGAGGATCAGGAATTTGACCCCGCGGGCATTCCTGAGCCGCTCATCCGCCGAGATGATTTTCACAGTGGGAGTTCCTTCTGCGCGGGATCGTGAAGCACCTCGACGCTGGACCTCGCCGGCACCGGCGCAAGATGACGGAGGCCGACATAGGCGATCAGTGCCGCCTCGGCGCGCTGATGATCGAGTTTCCGCCGTAAGAGCTGATGCGCGTGCGGGAACAGCTGCAGCGCGTACTGCCGGGCGCCTTCCTTGTCCTTGCCGCGCAGGCGCAAGGCCTTCTTCCACATCGCGGGCTCAACGATCTCGATCGGGATGGCGCAGAGCGCGACGGCGGCCTCGATCGCCCCGCTCGCGCGCCCATATTTGAAGCCGCTGCTAGCGCCCTGTTTCGGAAGTGCCTGGGCCCGCTCAATGAAGGCGTGAGCGGGAGCGTGCCCGCGCAGCCACTGCTCCAGCGCGAGAACGTCAACCCGTTCCTTCGCGCCGGTGCCGACTACGGGCACGTCGGCGGCATCGATCAGGCGCGGGGCGCCATCGCGGAGCTCGATGATGGCGAGCCCGCCGCGGACGCCGGGATCTACGCCAAGCGCGCGGATCATGATCGGTTGTCCTGCGGAAGACCGCCCCAGGCGCGCTCGATCGCGTCGGCAAATCGCGCAACTTGTCGGCGACGGCCACGGCGCGCAGCTGACGATCCTGCTTGCGCCGCTCGAGCTCCTGGCCCTCCCTGATCTGCCGGTCGAGCTTGGCGTGGCGCTTCGCCAGCACTGTCGGATCGTTCAGGTGCTTCTCGTACTCACACATGAATCAGCTCCCTACATTTGCCTCGGTATTGAGGAGTGATGGGTTCTGCCGGTAGTAAGACTCGGGGTCGGTGAGCACCGCGGCTACCGCGGCCATGAGTTCGTCGACGCTCTCGGTGAACAGCCAGAACCGGCAGTGGATGAGTTCGCGCTGCGGGCGACCATCGGCAAAGCAAACGATCACCGGCTTGCCGAGCATCGATGCCATCACGGCCTCGCCGTGCGCATCGGTGCCGGCCGGCAGAAGCAAGGCGAAAACGTCACACTGCACGATGGCCTTGCAGTAGGCCTGATAGTGGAGGCGGGCAGGGGAGGCGGGATCGCGCAGCTCGGCGACATGCCGGGCGATCGTCCAGCTTTGGTAGTTGCGATCGATGTCCTCCCAACGGAACGGTGGATCGGACCAGTCGTGGACGCGGTACGGAACCGCGCGCATCCGGGCGACCAACGGCTGGTAGAACGGATTGCGTGTCTTGCTCGACGCGATGTAGATCCGCGCCGCCTGTGCGGAGTCCATGTGTCCTCCTCTCTTCACATCGCAGTTGGCGCCACGCGCCTCGATCCCTCCCAAGCCGCCACCGCGACGGGGGCAATGGGCCTAATCAGGCTCAACATTGCGTCGGCGTAGACTCGAATTTCGTATTGGGCGTGCGCATCACAGCGCAGCGTCAAAAAATGAAACAGGTTGCGAAGATTGGTCTTCGCGAACATGTGGCTGTAGGTGCTGACCGGCAAAACGGAGCGCGCTAGCTCACGAGGCA